TCGTTGAATTGCTTCAAGACGCGCTGACCTTCGGCACCAGAACGTTGTGCAGCCGTAAGTTTGTTCCACTCGAAGGTTAATGCCCTTATATTATCCTTGAAACTATTAACCTCAAGATTAAACTTTTTTGGGATAACACTCTTCGGTGTTTTTCCAAGAATCTGTGCTATCATTTTGGCAAATTCGCCAAGTTGGGCAAGAGCGTCTTTTATGCCCCGTTGAACATCAAACCCAACTGGGTAAACTAATTTATTATCTTCCATTATGCAATTATTAATAACGTGTTATACACATATATCTATTCCCCATTCTTGGCAGTCTGGGTTGGTTTGTTCTCAACATTTGCGGGTGCTTGTTTGCGTGGCACAAACCTTGCCCACATCTTTGCCACAGCCTCATCCGACATCGGCATCACATTCAACTGTGACGGGAATTTGTATTCCCCCCTCTTCCTCAATCCGCTCTTATCGGCGAGCATTATGGTCTGCTTTACGATGCTGTCTTCGTGGCGATACTTTCTTTCTGTGTATCTTGTTACTTGTCCGTAGAGGGCGATGATGACGTCGTTTTCCGCTCCGAGTTTTGTTTTGCTGCGATACTCGAAATAGTCTCCTTTGCCATCATCATCTCCGGCATCGCAGCTTGCAGAAGGAATGTCAAATTCGACAAATAAAAATCCAAGTCCATACCATAACTAAATATCTTACTCAGGGCTTCTTTATATTGTTCCTGCGTGTAAACCCTGTTTATCCTACGCCATGTCCACCAATGGAACAGCCGTATTTTCCACGGATATTTCAATATGGCATATGACAATACTCGTGGTACAACGGTGCGGTTGTTTATCAACGCGTCCATATTTATCTCCATATTGGAGCCTTCCTTTACTAATATCTGCGATTTCCACATAAGTTCGGTAATCTTTGTGGAAGTCCAGTTGCCCAGTCTGTGTACTTTATAAGTTCTTTTTCCGAGCGTTATGCTCATTTTTTTGTTTTCGGCAATCTCCCTCAACTTGAGTTGTGCCGCTAATGATGCGCCTTTTTCGTTCGGTGCTTTCTTTGTTGATTCCATAATGTAACAACTATGTTATATAATTAATAAATAAAAAAGGGGCGGGGCAATACATACCCTACCCCCTTTGATTGGAACTATAAATGGTCTACGAACCTCCTGCTTCTACGTCACCAAGCTCAAGCAGTCCGCGAACCAACATGACGGGTTTCAGATAGGTCATTGAGGATGGAAGTTCTTGGGCGTTGATGTTCAGACGTACATGCAATGCGCGGTCGTTGTTTACTATTGCGGCAGCGATGAGCGCTTTCGGGAACAGTAAAATCTGGTTATCCAGATCGTTCACCAAGGCGAAAGGACGTTCTATAACGGGAAGTTGGTCTCCCCATCCGATGGCGGAAACGGAGCTAGACGCTGCACTGGCAATCCATGTGGGGTCGCCCACGTTTGTGTTGTTGATGGTGGTACCTTTAAGGAACGTCGTTATGATTGTGTCTGATGTGGACATAATATCCAGTTGCAAGCTGGAAGATCCGCCAGAAGCGAATGTGTATACACTATTCCCATCCTCATTTCTGTGAGGGGTCATAGTGGGAGCCTCTCCAGTCCAAGATGTGGATCCTTGGAAAATGGAGCCTACCCATTGCGGGGTTAACAGGTCTCCAAGGTCGGTCTCGGTGCCAGCAAGTGCTGCAAATATAATCCCGGTGGAATAGCCTTTGAAAAAGCTCGCACTGTCATCTAATTGTGTAATAACTTTAGCCATAATATAAAATTTAAAAATGTTAATTAATAGTTACTTGTATGTTTAGTGCTTTTGTGGAATAGCCTGAATACAGGTTTCTTCCACTATACACCAAATTTCTGAGGTCTGTCCTGAATGTATAGGTGATGCCTTCGTATGTGTATTCCGCTGGGAATAGCTCGGAAAATTTGCTCATAACAATCTTCTCCTTTACAAAATTCACTGTCCCGTTTGTCAGCAGTTTCACATATGCTCCTACCATAAGTGTGCACTGCAATATGCTGCCATCTTCCGACTGTGAGTTTATGTTCCCATTTAATGATACGGTAATGAACTCGCTAAGCACACCAGATGTCGGTATCCCGGCATGATAAATGCCTGTGATGTCGTTGTCCTCCAAAAAGGACTTAAACGCTAATTCCGGTATTACTTCGCTTATATTCATCATTAAATAGATTCAATATGTTTATGCGCCTCCTCTTGGAACACCTTCCGAGTATAAGGTACTATGCCATCACTCCACCACCCTTTTCCCCGCTTGCTGCCACCGCCATCGCCAAGTGATAATTCAACCCACTCGGCATATGGAACAGCAGCAAAAAGTACAAGAGAATATTCTGCGAACCCAGCGCCTTCCTTGCTGCCAATAGCTGCCTGTAATAGTTCGAAGCCGTTTATCGCAACCACGGTACCCTTGGCTATCCATAGGTTCTTATCTTCCGTTGCCCTTCTGCTCTTGTCCTGATAAAATCTCCATAGCACGCCATGTTTATATTTCCCGAACCCTATACTGTCATATAGGTTAAAGGTACGGGATTGCCATTCACGCTCATACCCGTCAAGCCATCCATACACCCTGTCAATGACGCGGTTGAAAACACGGTCTATCTCGTTTTCCACCACAGTATCAATGTACATTGTCAGCCCCTTTTCAAAAAGCCGCCTGTTACGGGTGTTGTATTGACTTAGGTTTGTTGCTATCATTCTTCCATCGTATCAATTACAGAGTCAAGCCATATCGTTGCACCAGCCAACTCATCATCATACGCCACAACATCGTACTGCTCCACAGTGCCCCTCAATTCACGACCATAGTCCATGGTTATGAGTATCGTGTCATTCTGCTTCAGCAATATGTCAGTTGCGGGTATCATGAGAGCCGGATAAGATTGCAATATCCCGCCTTGAAGAGACGTTGCTCCACCAGACGGGAACTGCAACCCGCATTCACCTTCATACAATAAGTCAAAGACCTCATCTCCGTGAGCATCCACATTTCCCGTAGCGCGTTTTAACACGCAGTTGTCTGGATAAAAGTTGAACTCACTCATAATCGTTATTCGTTATATGATGCTCCCCATAAAAAGGACGCATCCCTTATTTTACCTGCATCGGATGGGGTTACAGCAACTCCCCACTTCTTCTTAAGCGCATTGGCACGTGCTGTCCAATTTGCCCTGTCAATGGATGTCGCCTGTATCGCAGCGTAGGTTATAGCCCTGTTTCCAATCTGCTTCTTTCCGCCTGCGATGCTTGATACAAGCCCACAAGCAAATTCCCACATCATGGCTTCTGCTAAATCCCGCTTCTTCTCCCATCCTTCCTTGTTTTGAAACGCATCAGAACCTTCCGGTATGCCGTTTAACCCCATAGCCTTTTTTATAAAGTCCGCAGGGAATGTGAAATTAGGTAATACCTGAAGGTACTGTTCTATTGTCATCGTTGCCATACCGGTTGGTTTTAATTGTTATTCGGAGGAAGTAGAGTTGGTGTCAAGGGATACGACCCACTTGGGATTTTTGTAGCTGATAAACGACCATGACTCCATGTTGGTTATTACAGAGAAAGGATCGGACTCATACAGCTGTATGGCACCGATAAGCCCACCCTCAAAGGCGGATTTGATGGTGTTCGGGTTGCTGTCCTGCGAATAGTCAGACGGGCTGTTGTGCATATTGAAGAGCTGCGAAACGGGAACAAGCACGATCTTTTTGTCGTTGAAGGAAGCGTTGTCTACGGTAGGCACACCGTCGATTTCAATCCTGGACTTCTCGTCAATGGGTACGATAGGCGGCAGGTCAAAAGCCACGGACAACTGCTGTCTGATATACCTGTCATTTAATTGCAGGTCATCACTTGACAAGATCATGTATGCCTTGATTGCGGCGATAACGCCAGCATCGGCTATGATTTTATCGTACAGTGTCTTGGAGCACAGGTATACCCTGCTTGAAGGCATTCCTACACTATCGTCGTCTGCCAAGGCATTCATACGTTTCAGGTCTTTGATGATGTCGTACCCACCACCCGAGGCAAACCATGCCTCTCCTTCTGCAAATAGCTTATTGGCAGAAGGAACCCTCAAGTCTACGATGAAGCCCCCGTCGTGTCCTTGCGGTTTTAGAGTGATTTTCTGATCGGAGAGAGCTTCGAATACCCATGAGTTCCATGCAGTATGGAAGCCACCAACGATGGCCTCGGCACGTCCCATGTATTTCTTGACCATCTCATATCCAAGATCGTAGTTTACGAGATTCAACTCCTTGATGTGGTTCAGGTCAGACTGATCCAGTTTGAACCCGTGACCTATTTTATGTATGGAGTCTCCGTAAGCCTCTCCACCTTCAAAGGAACGCAGGGGCTTTTTACCCATTGATCCGAGCGGTGATGCTTTTACGATAACGTTGGTTTCTTCTACGATAGCCGAAAATCTATGGCTATTTGATGCGGGAAGTACAGTCGTGAATTGTTTCCACAGTGCCTGGTTGTATTTGTTGTTTACAGTGTCCAGCAGCATCTTGAAATCGCCCACATTCGAGGCGAGATCGTATAAATTATAATTTTGATAATCTCTATTCATAACTTATTCTCCTTATTCTTTAGACACTGAATAACGTACATATACATCCTTGCTGCGCATGTAGTCGCGTATGGAATCTGCAATAGGCGGTATTCTGTTTGTGAGCAACACGCCATCATGTTGGCAGAACAGTCCGTCAACACCATACATAAGTATGGCATTGTCGTGTTTTGACACATCATAGAAAGTGAATCCGTTGGGAAGTACTGTTGCGTAATAGTTACCAGTACTTTCCCCAACTTCGGACATTTCAATAAACACAGTTCCCTTAGCAAGTGTCTTAGAAGTGCCCCCGCCACCAGAGTTCGGGTTGGATACCGTCACGGTGTCATACAACGCATTTGTCCTGTCAATAGTACTCACGGTATATACCTTAGTTGTTGGGTCTGACAGGCCTGCCAGAGTATCTGGGGCTTCTCCGAGAATCATCCCGACCTGTATGCGACTCCCCTCAGGCCCTTTCTTAATCTTTGCTTCAAAAGTGGCTTGTGTACCGGTGGCTTGCTCTGCGTAAAGTTCAAATGCGTAATGTATGGCTATTTTACGGGCTGCGTCGTCGATGAGTATCGGAGTTCCAGCAGGAATACATCCGTAATCACCATCAGGCAGTGTATCTAAATCCACAAAATACTGACCACTTGTAACTCCACTAGCAGATCCGGTAAACACATTGCGAGCGCCGCCATATGTTTTTGACCACTTGATCATTTGTAAAGTTTGGCTCATTTTAATATTGTTTAATTAATAATGATACGCGGAGTCGCACCGCAGCATGAGACCTTCCCATACTCTATTTTTTTGCCTCCCCGGATATGCCAAGGAAATCGCTAAGCCCCTTGCTTTTTTCAGCAGCGGCCTTTCGTTCCATTTGTACCTTGTCGATATACCCCTTAAGAGGCGATGTTCCCTCTCCCTCTCCGCCACTTCCGTCTGCCGGTGCATATGTTTGACCTTTTGCCGATAATGTCTTGTTGAATCTGGATTTCGCCTCTGCGAAAATCTCATCAGCAGATGCGTTCTCACCCAGTTTCAGCGTTGCCACTTCCATGGCGAGGTCAAAGTCAGCCCTCCAATCTTTCGTTAATTTCAGTGATTCTGTAAGTTCCGAAAGTTGTTTCTCCCTCATTTGTCTCTCCCTGTCCTTTTTGATTCCATTCAATTCCTCGATGACGGGGTTTAGCCTGGCGTCAAAAATTTCCTGAAAAATGTTTCTTAGGGATTCATTGTCAACCTTGCCTGCTTCATGTTTTGGTTCAGGCGTTGGCGTTGACTCACTCGTTGACGGCTTCGGAGTTGCGGGTGGTTCAGGTTTGTAGTTCTTTACGAAATCGGATTGCTCTTTGATTATGTTGTTGTTCAACGCCTTAATGGAAGGCATTACTTTCTCAACAAAATCGCCAAGCTCGGTTTCGTCTGTTACTACGCCTTCGATGTCCAATAGTGACTCTATTGTATCGGAGATTGTCATATCGGAAACCTTTTGGGATGTCTTCCCTGATTTACCGATAAATTTGGCCTTGATGCTTTCAAGTGCCTGTTCTTTTGTGAATTTCATAGTGTTTCTACAATTCGTTAATAAATAATTTAATATACAAAAAAGGTCTATACCCGACATTATGCCGCATATAGACCTAATAAGTCTTTTTATTGCTCCTGTGTGGGGCTTATATATATAGGTATAAATTACTCAACTTTCGCGACGGGATCATCATCCTTATGCTCCACGTGAAAAAACGTGGTGTGCTTACAATCCCTGCAACGTAACGAGTAGTCTACCGTACCGTTCAATTTCAACAATCTGAATGGCATCGACTTCCCACAATAGGCACATTTGCCGTATTGCGACTTGTCCTTTTCGTCATTCCCCGTTGTTGTCATACAAACATTTTCAACAAAAGTAACATTATTGTTATAATTTTACTACCTTTGTATCGTTAAATATATGCACAAAATATGCTTGTCTTAAAAAATAAAGAAATTCCGATCCCAAAACCATACCCGAAAGTGCAACGTAAACTGGCAACAGTTGAAGACGAGGGCTGGACTAAATTCGATGATTTCAAAATACGCAAGGACGTAGACCTCTGTCCGCAACTTGGCTTGCAGGAAAATGTTATAGCCAGTGAGTGCAATCTTATATTCCTTGCGGGTGAAGCCACTATGGGTAAAGGGGCTGACTACAAATCACTTATAGCAACACCAAATGGATGGACTACGATGGGGGAATTGAACGTGGGGACTATCATATGCGACACGGAAAGCGGAGTGCAGAGTGTGGAAGAAATATTTGAGCTTGGAGTAACCGATCTATTCGAGGTTGCCTTTCATGACGGGGCTACTGTACGATGCACCGGCGAACATTTATGGAAGTGTAAATTCACAAAGCAACATCACAAAGCGTACTGGGATGTCGTCACGCTTGATGAACTGATTGGGTATTTTGCTAATAAAGAGGACTCACAGCACGCGTATGTTCCACTTCCAGAGCCGATATATTATAATAAAAAACGAGACCTGCCAATACATCCGTATGTACTTGGCGCATTACTTGGAGACGGGGGGATGGGGAAACATAATAAGAAAATTACCATTCACTCCTCAGACAGCTATATACTTGATAGATTTAAATCTCTCGGCTACCCATTAAAATATGTAGAAAGGTGCACTAGCCTTGTAATGGACCGAACTATACTGCAAAAAATAAAAGACCTCGGATTAATAGGATTATTATCGTACGAAAAGTTTATACCAGAAATATATAAGTACGCCACCATAGAAGAACGCACTGAGCTTTTACGAGGGCTTATGGACACTGATGGTAATGTTGAGAAATTTCACGTATTACGATATAGTACATCAAGCCCACAATTAGCGAAAGACGTGCAAGAATTAGTGTGGAGCTTAGGGGGTGTTTGTACGATAAATGAAAAGCAACCATTCTATACCTATAAAGGCAGGCGCTTAAAAGGTAGATTGTCATATTATCTAAATATGAACTTTGAGAACCCGTTACAATTTGTAACGCTACCCAAAAAGGCGAAACGCTGTCAATATACATATAGTAAAAACCGAACAACGCTTGGTCGTGAGATAGTTAGTATAAAGTATTTGGGGAAAGAAAAGTGCCGCTGTATACGTGTTAGCAATCCTAATAGGTTATATATTACAGATAACTACATCGTAACCCACAACACCTTTTCCGGCTACCTAAAGGCTCTTAGTGGTATCGACAAGAAAAAATATACAGCAAAACTCATATCAAAGCGCTTGCAGGATAGCAAGAAAGGTGGTTCGTTGCTACGTGACTTCAAGGTGGTTTATGACGGGTTTGCCGGTTGCGAAGTTTCGGGGACAGACTATCCTACAGCGTTCTGGTCGCAATGGAATAGTTCCGTGCAGATGATGCACATGAACTTCAATACGAAAAATGAAAGCGAATGGAAGTTGTTCCAGGACTATGCGAAGAAAAACCAATGCGCCTATGCGTATTGGGACGAGGTGACAGAAATCGAGGAGTTCCGCACGTTTGTATACTTTTTCTCAAGGAACAGGGACGCATCGGGAGTCCCTCCGACAACGGTCTGTTCATTCAACGCGTTGCATGAGCATTGGACTACATCGTTTATGAAACAGGCTGGTTACATAGGGTCCGACTGGTATTTCATACCTGAAATGCTTGGAAAGATAAGATATTTTTTCGTGGCTGGAGATACAGTGGAATCCGTGGAGTTCGCTGATACAAAAGAAGAACTTATACGAAGATGCAATATTGACCCAACGGAAGAGGAAAAGAAAGCAAAGATAAAGGCCACCGACCTTATAAAATCATTTACCGTATTCTCGGGGTGCGGGGCTGATAATAGACTTTTGGTACACCAGACAAAGGGAGGGAGTGTCGCCAACCTGTATAACGTGGGATATACAGAGCGCATGAAAATCAAATACGCGTATTTCGGGCCAATCGAAAAAGAGGATGTGCGTATCAGTCAACAGGCAATAGCCGATATATTCGCCAACCCGACAGACGGCTCAACGGAGCGGTTCGCTTCGATGGACGTGGCGGCTGGTGGCGACGTATGCGTCATGCTTATATGGGAGGGACATACGATAATCGCTATTGAAACATCGGACAGGAGAGAGCCTGACGAAATAGAGCAGTGGTCTGACATTATGCTCCATAAGTATAACGTGCCCGTATACAACTTCTCATTTGACGCATCTGGTTCCGGGTTCTTTATGAGAAAATTCAAGCAGGGAAGACCTATAATTTCAAACACAAGACCGATAGTCGAGTATGATGAGGCTGGCAACCAATCCGTAATGGAATCTTATTATACACGAAGAAGCCAGTTGTTGGGTAAATTGGAGGCCGCCATTATAAAAGGAGAAATATCGTGCAAGATAGACAAGTTTACCCAATTCCCACACGGGCCGAAAAGAACCATGACCACGTTGCTCGACATACTTATTGAGGAACGAAACGTGTTTAGAAGGGTTGATAGGAACGGAAAGATATACTACCGCAACAAGGATGAGTTCAAGGTGTCATATAAGCTATCCCCGGACTACGTAGATGCCATGTCATTTCGCATGGAGTTCGACCTTGACGCAAGACCGAGAAAAGAGAAACCACGTATATATGGGAAAATGGACTATCGGCTGGTGTGGGATTTTGATTAATGTGCATATTTTTATCTTTTTTATGGATTTATTACCATTTTTTAGCGTAATTTTGCTGAAAATACGGTAAAATAATGAAAATTTCAGATTACACAAGAAAGCCGTTATGGTCAAGGAATGTATATACAAAGGGTTCCGAGAGGCATCCCACTGCGATTACCGATGCGTTTATACCGCAAACCTCAATGAAGCTAAACACATCGAAGAAACTCATCCTTGACCAAACTGCCTTTATGCAAGAGCTGTCACCAATGGCTCACGAAGTATTCTCAACAAACGTCAGGTCGTTACGCCCCAAGTATCGGTATATCGAATCAACAGGAGAATATGTATTCAAGGGCTATGAGGATGTGGAACGCGTCGGACTGCCCATACAATCGTCTATCCGTGATAATAAAACCGGCTATTGTTTTGGCAACCCGTTATGGTTCGGTAATGAATCCGGTGATGAGAACTCGGATAGAATGGCCAAGTTCAAGGCGTGGTGGAACTCCACAAACATGACCGCGTGCCTGTCTCAAATGGGATACCACCTTTTCGGTACAGGCGATTCCGCCATCGCGATATACAAAGATGAAGAGGGGATACACTATAAAGTATTCGGGTATGAAAACGGGGATTGTGTGAATGAGGCTTTTGAATATATTGACGGGAAGCGAAGTTCGATAGGCGTAAGAATGTTCCAGATTGACGGACACGATGCGGTTGAACTTTATAAAAGAAAAGAGGTGGAATTATGGATTAAAGCAACAGATGATGAGATTAAGGCATCGTTTGGCGCGGAACCTTCCGCAAGATCCGAAGATGGGTATTCATTGATTTCATCCACACCGCACGGGTTCTCAAAGGCTCCATTTATTTATTTCCGTGAAAAGGATGTCCCGTGGGGCGTAGCACAGGATGTGTGCGATAAGTTGGACTTGCTTGTTTCCGATTTGTTGGAAAGTGGCAGGTTTTTCTTCAACCCGTATATATTCTTGAAAGGCGGTGCAATAGCGCTGCCGTCAACGGACTTCCAGGGGCGCGTATTCGCCTCGGAAAGCGAACATGGGGATGCCAAGATATTGGAACCGCCAAACGCATCAAGCATGTTGGAAACCGCGTTCAACAAACTCATGAGAACACTCCTTGACTCCACAAAAACGGTATTCATACACCACGAGGACTTGAAAGGGCAAAATGATAGCGGCGCATACCTGAGAATGTTATGCTTCCCTGAGATACAATGGGCTACAAACTTCTATCCCCGGATAGATAATCAGATGAAACGCTTATTCTCCATATTCGCAGAGGCGGTAGGTATTATAGAGGAAGACATTACGGGATATATGGGGTTGCGGTTCTCTTATCAATTTACGCCCTGTATACCTCAAAACCTGCAAGAAGAGGCACAGATTATAATAGAATCACATCGTGCTGGGGTACTTTCACGTGACACCGCGGTAGAGGAACACTCGCTTGCCAACCCGCAGGAAAAGAGCAGACTGGAGGCAGATGATAAACGCAAGGCGGAAGCCGAGGCGGTTAAAGTACGCGCAGCCACAATGGTGGCTGACGTAAAAAACAAAGAAAACAATCAAACCGAGGGCACGTCCTCAAATAATAACAATCTAAAAAAATAAACTATGGACTCAACAAGAATTAAAATCGGGCAGGTTCTCTACGGGAAAAAAGAAGAATCCGATGATGTGGCCATCGTAAAAGTTGAAAGCGTTGGCATTGGCGGTATCAACTACAACGATACAGACGACTCTTTTCAGTATTCATTCGATGAGCTTTCTGGGATACCCGTGGCGGCCAATGTGTTGCTATCGTCCGGGTTCACATTTAGTAATGGGCTGTATGTCAATGACAACATCAGCTTTATCAAAATTAAGCAAATTAACGGCCAGTGGTTCTGGTATGCCGACAGGGATAAGTGCATAATGGTGAAATACCTGCACGAATTGCAGGGATTATATGGAGACCTTACGGGAAATACACTTGCCGTTGACGAAGA